TGTGGGGACTGTATCCATAGGGGGCGACCCTCAAATAACCCAGATAAAAAACTGGCAGAAGACAGGACTTGCTATGTCAACATAGGGCAAGGGGTTTTGATTGTCTGGAAGCAATACCAGAAAGGGGCTTATCCCTATCTTTCAGGCCATGAAGCTATAGCCCAGCTCGGGGCTGGGCAGATAGTCAGGCTCGGGACATATGGCGACCCCAGCGCAGCCCCAAGTTTTATTTGGGAAAGCTTGCTATCATCAGCAAAGGGTCGGACTGGATACACTCATCAGCTCGGGGTAGACGGGGCAGATGTCAGACCCGACCTTTGTATGATATCGGCTGATTCATATGAACAAGCTTTATCAGCATGGGGTAAGGGATATAGGACTTTTAGGACTGTTCCAATTTTGGAAAGTAAAGAAAAGACCCTTGCACAAATAGACCGTAAAAATGAGACCCTATGTCCAGCTAGTGAAGAGGCAGGATATCGGGTGACCTGTAAAGATTGCAAGCTTTGTTCAGGGTCAGGGATAAAGGCTAAAAATATTGTGATACCCATGCATGACACAAAATCGGTATCTGCAAAACGTCGTCAAAACTTACAGTTGCAGGGGGCTTAATCATGGGCATGAATAAAAGCAAAAACTTTAAAACAATAAAACACTATTCCCATTTGGTGAGTCATCATGTCGGACAGAAAATTTATATTCAATATGACCCGACCTATGCCCCCCATAGCTGGGGAATTGAAATAGACGGTTTTACAATGTTCAACCAAAATTTGACCAGCTCGGAATTGATATTCTATCTAAGGGGAATTTTGCAAGGGGCTGATTTTCTAAAGGGTAACAAACTATGAGAGACCTTTTAGCTGATATATTCGCATGGTTTATCCTGATAATTCTTTATTTGATTTTGTGGATAACCAGACAAACCCATAACTGAACAGAAAGCCCCCGAGAATATCGGGGGTTTTTTTTGTCCCGATTTTCTATTACTTGCGAATGATTATCAATATCATTTGGAAAATTTTTTGAATTTTTTCGCTCGTCCAGGCTATTTCACTATCATTGTTACCGCCACGTTTTATATGGTTTTTACTTTCTCTTCCGTAAGCCCTTGACATTTGCACACTCCGTCCCCATATTGACTAAGTAGGATGAACGCACTACGTTCTTGCTTTGTTCTATGAAGATAGGAGTACATTTATGAACGAAGAAGTCTTTATACTAAGAGTGGGCAGCTCAATCTGCCTTGAAGTCCTTACATATGGGGTGTATATCCGTATTAGAAGATACGAGAAATTCATTCCATACAGTAAAGACTAACCCTAGTCGCCTACCGACTATAAATGAGGATTGGAAGCTATGACAAAAACAGTAAACATTAAGGGGGTGCTAGAGCAGTTTTACACTTTATATCCTGCGATGCCACTAACATACATTTTAAGTTTCATCTGGGTAGCAGAAAACGAGGGACGACACCAATACGACCTCGAACAATACTTAGGACTATCCAACGCTACAGCTTCAAGATGTATTAAATGGTGGGGAAGATGGAAAGATAAGGCCAAGCAGACTGCTGGCTTAGAGTACATCGAGTCCTACCCAGACCCAGTGGATGAGCGTTACAGGGTTGTCAAATTAACCAAATCAGGAAAGGCTTTCTATGAGAGAGTATTCAAAAGCGAATGAACATGGCCTGAATTACCCAGAGGCTCGAAAGTTCCTCAGCTATGCGGCTGGGGAAGCTGAGTGGGAAGGTAATGATAAGCTGGCTGAAAACTTACGGATACAAGCGGCTTACTATACTGCAAGGTATCCAGAAGCAGACCGTGAATATGCAGTTCAATGCACATCACCTCATTTTGATAACAAGTACTGGAATGCATGGAGACATAAGAATGGCGAGACAGCGTGGGAATCAATGGCAAGGCGACGTAAAGACATCAACGAAGCGCATAAGAAAGAGCTTCAGCAATAAGAAAGATGCTGAACTCTGGGAAGCTTCAGTCAAGCTTGCAATCGCTCGTGGTGAGCCTATTAGCTCTGAGGGTATAGCACCTAGTGCTGAGAGCTTCACACAGTACTACAGGCGAGTACACAGCGTTCTATGGGGTGATACCCAGCATGGTATGAAGGTCATCAGTCAACTTAACGAGATTGCCTCTATCATCGCCGACTGTCCTGTGTCTCAGATTACAGACCAGCACATAGAGAACATTGTTACCGCCCTGAAACAGCGTCGCAATGCTGATGCTACAATCAATCGTAAGATGGCATCACTGTCCAAGATACTTACACAGGCCAAGAAGACCAAGGTGCTGGCAGATAAGCCTGACATCCCTCGTCTGAAGGAAGGTCGGGGACGACTTCGCTTCTTATCAAAAGAGGAAGAGACCCGACTGCTGGACAGACTTGGATACCTGAGACCAGAGTTTGCAGACTTCACTGCATTCCTGATTGATACAGGCTTTCGTTTTGGTGAGGCACTAAAGTTCACATGGAATGACTACAATGATGGCAAGGTGACCCTCTGGCATACCAAGAGCAACACACCTCGCACCGTACCGCTTACCAAGCGTTGCCGTGAGATACTTGAGCGTTGCCCTCGGGATACCCAGCAGCCCTTCAGTCATATCAACCGTAACACCTACCGTACAGTCTTTGAGAAGGCTAGAGCAATGGCTGGGCTGGGTGAGGATGTGATACCCCATGTGATGCGTCATACTTGTGCATCACGGCTGGTTCAGTCTGGGGTGGATATCCGTAGAGTCCAGGTCTGGCTGGGTCACAGTACTATCGCAATGACCATGAGATACAGCCACTTAGCACCAGATGATCTGGATGTTTGTCTTGAAGCTTTGGAAGGTTAATGATATTGTGACACAACTTGTGACACCTTGTGCCATATTTGGCACAGCTCAGTGGGGGCATGGTGAAATTGGTAAACACACAAGACTTAAAATCTTGCGGCTGAACAAGCCTTCCCAGTTCAAGTCTGGGTGTCCCCACCATTTACACAAGAGTCTTAAAATCCCTTTAGACTCTCTTACACATCCATAAATAAGCTCTAGCCCTTGTATATCCTACAGGGGCTAGACGATACCTTATTACTTACACATACACAGGAGACTTGTATGACGAGGCACACTGTATCTGAACTTACCGCCACCACTAGAAAGGAAGAGGAGAATCTAAAGATGAACCAAGAGTATAACTATAAGTTAAACTGTAGTGATGACTTTAGTAATAGCGTCTTACAGGATAAATTAGAAGAAGATATCTATACTAGTGCTAAGACTAGAATGACTAAAGATAACTTAGAGTCTAACTCTAGGAGTGCATGGTCTGAAAGTAAGATTGGTAATAGGTATGTCTCTTCAGCCCAGCGTAAGTTCACTGAAGCTTTAATCTCGTTCCTGTCTAGGAAGAGTGGTGGTAGGGGTGCTAGAGCTGCTGAGTATCTAAGGCAGACTGGTCTTAATCCAGAGGTTATCTCATACCTCTATGTCAAACAGGTATATAACCTTATACCCTTGTTTTCGTCTAAACCAATCAAGCGCACAAGCTTCTGCATTAAATCTGTTGATGCTATCCATACAGAGTGGCGTCTAGCTTTCTTTGGGTCTGTCAAGGAACGCAAGAACCTACTCGACAAGATAACTAAGGACATGGACAAGCGTACATACCCAACGTCTTGGCGTATGCGTACCTATCGGATGTATTTCGATGCTGAACAAGTCGAATGGCGTGGTTGGTCTCAGCGAGAGTGTCTACTCATTGGGTATGCACTTATGACGCTGTTTATGGAGGCTACAAAGCTCATAGAGGCAGACCACACCAAAACTTATGTCTTACCTACCCAAGAGCTGGTGGATCACGTTGAGCAGACCTGTAAGCGGTCTGTGCTGGACTTCACGCTGTACCTACCGATGGTCGTCAAGCCTCGCCCGTGGTCTGCTGAGTACAACCTATTCAAGGGTGGGTACTTGAACAAAGGCCGTGTGAAAAAATACAGCATCATCAAGGGTGCTGGTAAACGTGATGTTGAACGTATGCTACGGATGGACTGGGAGCGTATCCTGCCACCCATCAATGCCATACAGGAGACACCGTGGCGAGTGAAGCGACGCATGGTGGATGCTCTGGACTATGTCTTTAATGAGCTAGGCGGTGACCGTGGGGGTCTACCTACAGTGGATGCCCGTGAGCTACCACCAAAGCCACCAGCCTACGATACAGACGAACAGGTACGCAAAGCACACAACAGAGAAGTCTTTTTAATCCGTGACCAGAACCGTCAGGATATCTCAAAGAGACTGTCAGTTGTCTTTACGCTGTCTATCGCTCGTAAGTTCCAACAGTTTCACCAGATATTCTTTCCGCACAATCTGGATGTACGGGGTAGGGCATACCCATTACCAGCCTTCCTAAACCCACAGGCAGCCGACTTTGGTAAATCAATGCTGGAGTTTGCTGAGGGTCAACCTATCCAGAACATGGAACAAGCTGCATGGCTTGCGGTAGCTGGGGCTAATGCTTGGGGTAACGATAAGGTATCCCTACAAGACAGAGCTGACTGGGTGATTGCTAATGAAGACTGGATTGTCGAGTGTGGTAGGGACTGGCGAAACAACCAGCAGTGGTTGGACGCTGATGAACCCTTCATGTTCTTGTCATTCTGTATGGAATGGGCAGACCTGTTGGAGACAGACAAGCGTGGTGAGGTATTCTATTCGCACTTCCCGTGCCATGTAGATGCCACCTGTTCAGGCTTACAGCACTACTCAGCGATGCTTAGAGATGAGGTCGGGGGTAAGTCTGTGAACCTAATACCAGGCTTAGAGCGTCAGGATATCTATGCTGATGTGGCTGATGTTGCCAAGCGTATGCTCATTGCTGAGGGTTCACCAGAGGCCATGCTGTGGGTCAACTTCGGTATAGACCGTAAGATGACCAAGCGTCAGACAATGGTGATACCTTACGCTGGTAAGTTCTCGAGCTGTATGGAATACACCCGAGAGGCTTACGTCGATAAGCTGAAGGCTGGTCATCAGCGTATGTGGGATGACAAGCAGGATCAAGCGATGGTCGTACTACTTGCCAGATACATCTGGGCAGCCATCGATGAGGTGGTTGTTAAGGGTAAAGTGGCTATGGACTGGCTGTCTTCTGTTGCCCGTGAGTGGACTAAATACCATAACAAGCTGGAATGTTCTGGATACGACAAACGTATGACATGGACGACACCCGATGGTTTCCAAGTAGTACAGTACAGAGCATCACAAAAAAAGATGCATCAAAATACTTACATGAACGGAAGGGTAAGGCTTACATATTATGAAGAAACTACAGGCCTTGATGCAAAAGACATGGCATTATCTGTTGCGCCTAATTTTGTTCACTCTCTCGATGCTACTCATCTGCGTATGGCTGTACTCGATGGGCTTAGAGTTGGGATTACTAGTTACGCTATGATCCATGACAGCTTCGGTGTTCATGCTGCACATATGCCAACCTTCATCGATAGCTGTGTGAAGCCGAGCTTCATTTCTATGTATGTGCATTCAGACCCTCTGGCTGAACTGCATGAAGCTCTGCCTTTCGAGCATAACTTACCACCATCTAAAGGTAACTTGGATATTCAGGGGGTCTCTGACAGTGAGTTTTTCTTTTCTTAATACTTACATATACGAGACTCTTACAACTTACCGCCACCATTAGAAGGAAACCTTTGGAAATGACTCAAATGTTCGACCAATTACACCCCGTAGTCGAAATTATTCGAACTGCGTACAACTCCCGAGAGACACTCAATGGTGTCAATCAGGAAACCTTCGAGCGTCTTTATCCAGCCTTGGCTGCTCAGGACGCTTACACTTGTGAACACTTTCTACAGAGATTGTATGATGACATCTAATGTAATCAACCTGAAGGACTACTGCAAAAAGCAAGTAGACGAAGCAGATATCACGATAGCAAATCTGTATGAAGTTCACGATGACACTTACGACGACTGCATCCCAGCGATGTTGGGTTACATGATTGAGGACGATAAGTTCATGGTCATGCAAATCCGCAAAGCAACAGAAGAGGATATAGAGGCTGGTGAAGTCCCAGATGAGGATGGATACCTTGCCCAATCAGTCGTCCTAACCCAGCGTCAGCTACATTTTATCTCAAGCTACGCTACAACTTTCTTTCTAATCGAGGATTTAGATGAAGTATCTGAATGAAAAATCTGGAAAGTATTCAGGCATGACAATGACGGGTAAAGCTTTTTACCCTCGACTTGTACGTCCTGATACAAAGTACAACAAACTAGGCCAATACAAGGCTGACCTCCGTGTTCCTATTGAGGAAGCGAAAGAGTTAATGCAAGAGCTGGCTGAAGTCTACAAAGAGTGGACAGGTAAAGCTCCAAGCAAAAACGACAACACTATGTGGAAAATGGACGAAGACAAAGAAGGCAACGCTACAGGCGATGTCATTGTCAAAATGCGTGTCGCTAACAAAATGAATAAAGAAGGCGAACTCTGGGATCGTCGTCCAAAAGTGTTCTTCCGTAATGCCGATGACCGCACCGATAAGATAGGTGGCGGTTCTTCTATGAAGGTACAATTTGAAGTGTACTGCTGGCAGTCGGAGAAAAAAGGCGTGTCACTCCAGCCTCTCAGCGTATTGATCGAGGATGTTGTTGAATACGAGTCCGATGGTGGTAATCCATTCGGAGAAGGCGAAGAAGCTGTATTTGATACAGAACCACTAAAAACAAACGGGGAAACCGATGCCGACACTACGCAGGAAGAAGCGTCTGACTTCTTCTAATGCTGGTGGATGGGCAAATAAAACAGGTAATGGATATCGGTCAGGGCTTGAGGAACGTATAGCTCAAGAGCTGATTGAACGTGGTATCGAGTTCGAGTATGAGCAGATGCGTATTGACTATTTACGTCCTGCCAAAAAGTCTCGATACACCCCCGACTTTGTTTTACCCAATGGCATCATCATTGAGACCAAAGGCCGTTTCTTAACGGCTGACCGTCAAAAGATGCTGTTAGTCAAAGACCAGCACCCTGATCTAGACATCAGGTTCATCTTTTCAAACGCTAATCAAAAAATATCCAAGCAAAGCAAAACCACCTACGGAATGTGGGCAGAGCGTAATGGCTTCCCATACTCGAACAGTGAGTTGCCTTTGGGCTGGCTAAAGGAGTGATATGGAAGAGTCCCAGTTTACTAATCACGAACCGTGTCCGAGCTGTGGCTCTAAAGATAATCTAGCCAGATATGACGACGGACACGGATATTGTTTTGGGTGTGACTACTATGAGCAAAAAGAATCCAATGGCGAAACGTCTTGGGTCGCCCCTCTATCGACAACGGGTAGTTCGGAACAAAAAGAAGTACTCAAGATCACGGGCGAAACAAGAGCTATATCATCGAGGCGTATCAAAGAAGACACCACATCTAAGTGGGGATACCGCCTCGGTGAATATAATGGCAGTCCTGCTCACATAGCCTATTATTACGACAAGAACCGAAGACCTATCGCTGCAAAGGTTCGCTATCCAGACAAGACATTCCACTGGATTGGTGACTCTAAGAATGTAGGATTATATGGCGACTGGCTCTGGCGTGACTCAGGCAAGATGATAGTGGTGACCGAGGGTGAGATTGATGCGCTCTCTGTATCCCAACTACAAAACAACAAATATCCTGTGGTGTCTGTGCCAAATGGCGCACAAGGGGCATCACGGGCTATACGCAAAAGCATTACCTTCTTAGAGAAGTTTGAGAAGGTTGTGTTCATGTTTGATATGGACGATGTAGGTAAGGATGCAGCACTAGAATGTGCAAAGCTTCTATCGCCAGGCAAAGCCCATATCGCTCACACTGACCTCAAAGACCCTAACGAAATGCTTATAGCAGGGCGTGGGGCTGATGTCATTGATGCTATCTGGGGTGCTAAACAGTATCGTCCAGACGGTATCGTTAATGCTGCCGACCTCTGGGATACAGTCCGAGGCAGTAACGATAGCTTCCGTGTACCATACCCATTCGCTGGTCTTAACACACCTACCTATGGAGTAGGGCTTCGGGAGCTAACTACAATAACTGCTGGTACGGGCGTAGGTAAATCTGCGTTTGTACGAGAAATTGCCTACGACCTAATGATGAACAAAGATATGACTGTGGGCATGATGATGCTCGAGGAAGGTCTGCGTCGCACGATGCAGGGTATGCTCGGTATTCATATGAACAAAGTCCTTCATGTTGATTCAACAGTAGAAGAAGGCGAACTGCGTAAATCGTTTGATGCTGTAACTAAAGATAACAGGTTGCACCTATACGACAGCTTTGGGTCTACTGACCCCGATGTGCTTATAGAGAAGCTCAGATACATGGCTGTAGGTCTAGGATGTGACTTTATTATCTTTGACCACATCTCTATTGCTATCGCAGGACTGGATGTCGATGACCGAAAGGCACTCGATATCATGGTCACCAAACTACGCTCACTTGTTGAAGAGACAGGCGTAGGTCTTCTCATGGTAGCGCATCTGCGCCGCCTTGAGGGTAACAAAGGCCACGAGAATGGAGTTACGACTAGCCTTAGTCATCTCCGTGGCTCTCAATCAATCGCTCAAACCTCTGATGTAGTCATTGGCCTCGAGAGAGACCAACAGGGTGAGAACCGTAATATAACTACAGTTCGCATCTTGAAGAACCGCTTCAGTGGTATCACGGGCGAAGCCTGTCAGCTCAGGTACGACGAGCAGACGGGACGTTTGACCGAAGTGACAACGGAGGCATTCCAAGATGGAGATATCTACTGATGATCCAATATTTGAAATGGCTGAAATGACAGCCCTAATTGCAGTACGAAATCCAGCTTGGGAAGAGCTTCACCACTTCTTCAATACACAAGCACAATCTCTAGAGTCCAATGGATGGAAGAAAAGGAACGGTATGACACAGCAAGATAAAGTAATCAAACATCTGAAGAAAGCTGGCTCAATCACTGTGCGTGAGGCCATTGTCGAGTATTCAATTCAATCACTGACCAAGACCATCTCAAACCTTCGGGAAGCTGGTCATGACATTGTGAGTAACGTCAAATACCACCCTGTCACAGGTCAAAAGTATGTTCGCTATACACTAGCAAGCTAAGGAGAACTGGATGCGATTAGTATTCGACCTTGAAAGCAATGGGCTACTAGACGAGCTGGATCGCATCCATTGTCTTTGCCTGAAAGACATAGACACCGAACAAACATATAGCTTCGCACCTTCTGAGGTGGAAACTGGTGTCAAGATGCTGATGGATGCTGACCTTATCATAGGCCACAACGTCATCAGTTTTGATATCCCAGCTATCAAGAAGGTGTATCCGTGGTTTCGAATCCGAAAATCACGGGTCAGAGACACATTGGTTATGTCCCTGTTACTCTACCCCGATCTCAGTGACCGAGATTATCGTTTAGTAGCATCCGACGAGAGCTTCCCAAAAAAGTTGATTGGTAAGCATCGTTTGGAGGCATGGGGTCATAGGCTCAAGTGTTTCAAAGGTGACTACGATGGCGGTTGGTCAGAGTGGTCTCAGGTGATGCAGGACTACTGCGAACAGGATGTGGAGGTCACCGACAGGCTGTGGAAGCTTATCGAGTCTAAAGATGTTTCTCCCGTCGCTACCGAACTTGAACATCAGGTCAAGTGGGTGATTGCGGAACAGGAGCGTTGTGGTTTTCCTTTCGACGAGGACGCAGCGTTGCATCTTAAAAAGACGTTGGACAAACGTCGGGCAGAACTCGAAGCAGAACTACAGGACACATTTCCACCTTGGGAGCAGGAGCTTGGTCTCTTTACACCCAAGGTAAACAATAAGTCCCGTGGTTACGTTAAAGGCGTACCCATAATGAAGAAGAAGACTGTTGTGTTCAATCCTGGTTCTAGGATGCACATCGAGTCTAGGCTCAAGGCTATCAACGGATGGAAGCCAAAGGAGTTCACTGAAGACGGACGAGCAAAGGTAGATGAACGTGTGTTATCTAGCTTACCTTATCCCGAAGCGAAGCTCCTGAGCGAATACCTAATGGTGCAAAAGCGTATCGGTCAGGTGGCTGAAGGTGCAAACGGCTGGCTCAAAAGAGTTAGGGACGGGCGCATCTACGGTCAGGTCATCACCAATGGTGCTGTCACAGGCCGAGCCACGCATAGGTCACCAAATGTAGCCCAGACCCCTGCTGTCTATGTCCCTTATGGCAAAGAGTGTAGGTCATGCTGGACTGCATCTAAACACCGCATACTGATTGGTGCTGACGTTTCTGGCTTAGAGCTACGAATGTTGGCAAACGAGATGTGGCGGTTCGACAACGGTGCATATGCAAAGGAGGTTGTGGATGGAGATATTCACACCACAAACCAGACCGCAGCCGAACTCCCGACGAGGAATGATGCAAAGACTTTTATCTATGCGTTTTTGTACGGTGCTGGCGACGCTAAGATTGGCTCTATTATCGGCAAGGGTGCGACTGCTGGTCGTGAGATTAAGAAGAAGTTCTTCGAGAAAGTCCCTGCGCTAGAGCGTCTGGTAAAACAAGTAAAGGCACAAGCTGGTGACAAAGGTTATCTGCTTGGTCTAGACGGTAGACAGTTACACATACGGTCTACTCACGCTGCTCTCAACACTTTACTACAGTCGGCTGGTGCGCTGGTCTGTAAGCAGTGGCTTGTGGAGGTAGACAAAGAACTACGCTCCAGAGGGTGGCAAGACAGATGTCAGCAAGTGGCATGGATACATGATGAACTACAGTTCGACTGTGATGCAATGATTGCAGAAGAATGTGGTCAGCTCATCGTGGACTGCATTGCCAAAGCTGGTAAACACTTCAACGTCCAAGTCCCATTAACTGGTGAATACAACATCGGTGCTAACTGGGCAGAGACACACTAGGAGAAGACATGGCTAAAAATACGCTCCTGATTGATGGAGATATTGTAGCCTTTCAAGCATCTGCTTCTCTGGAATACCCTACAAAGTACGACGAAGATACTTGGATACTCTGGGCATCTGAGTCGGACACTAAAGCTAAGTTTGATGACATGATGTCTACCCTGCTCGAGAAGTCAGGGTGTGCAGATACTGTTGTAGCTTTTTCTGATAAGGTGAACTTCCGTAAAGAGCTGGATGCTAACTATAAGGCTAACCGAGCTAAGACCAGAAAGCCTATGCTTCTGCCTTTGCTCAGAGACTACTGCCAATCCAGATACCGTACACTTATCTACCCTCGCATCGAGGCTGATGATGTACTGGGTCTGTGTGGTACATACGAACCTCTTTTTGAAGAGTGTGTCATCTACAGTATCGACAAGGATTTAATGCAAATTCCAGGTCGGCATTTGATTGATGACGAAATCGTCGAAGTAACGCCTGAAGAGGCTGACTACTTCTTTCTTAAACAAATCCTCACTGGCGACCAAGCCGATAACTACCCTGGTTGTAAGGGTATCGGTGAGAAGAGAGCTACTGCTATTCTTGACGAAGACCCCACATGGGAAGCTGTCGTCAAGGCTTACGAAAAAGCAGGGCTGTCAGAAGAGGATGCCATACACCAAGCACAACTCGCTCGTATCCTAAGACACGGTGAGTATGACATGGAACAGGCAAAGGTAAAACTCTGGAGACCCAATGGAAGATAAAGTAAACAGCCCTGATCATTACACCACAGGACAGATCGAAACTATCGATTACATTGTGGATGTATTAGGTGATTACGAAACTATTAGTTACTGCCACGGTAACATCCTGAAGTACTTAGGCACTCGCCTATGGAACAAAGGTAACCCTCTAGAAAATGCAAAGAAAGCTCAATGGTATCTGAATCTGATGATTGAGAAGATTGAGAAGACGGAGGGTGAATCGTGGTGACAAAATACATAGAACGAGAGGCTAGAGTCTCAGAATTTCACAAAGCAATGGGGATGGAGCGTAATGCTTCATTCTCAATCGAACTGCTTCACTTACGCATGAAGTTGATTCAAGAGGAAGTCCTCGAATTAAAAGAGGCATCCGACATTATATGCAAAAAAATACATCTTCAGAAGGCCGTAACGCCTGAAGATATAACGCATCTTTTGAAGGAGCTGGCAGATTGTCAGTATGTAATTTCAGGTTTTGCCGATGCATTCGGTCTTCCTCTTCAAGTCGCATTTAATCGGGTACACGCCAGCAATATGTCCAAGCTGGAAGATGGGAAGCCAGTCAAGCGAGAAGACGGAAAAGTACTCAAAGGCAAAAATTATCAACCCCCATCATTGGAAGACTTGGTTTAATTATGGCGTTCAAATCTAACAACAATCCGATGTTCCGATCTAAGTTTAGTGAGGACATCTTCAATTACAAATATGCCCATGACGGATGTGAGACATGGGCTGACTTGGCAAAGACACTAGTCAAAGACGTATGCTCCGAGCATATGAGCAAAGAAGATATGTTCCAACTTCAGGAATATATCACCGACCTCAAGTTTATACCTGGTGGTCGCTACCTTTACTATGCTGGTCGTCCCAATAAGTTCTTCAATAACTGCTATCTACTAAAGGCAGAAGAAGATACACGGGAAGACTGGGCTAACCTGTCATGGAAAGCAGAAAGTTGCCTGATGACTGGTGGTGGTATTGGTGTGGACTATAGTGTGTATCGCCCTGCTGGGGCTACCATCAGCCGTACTGGTGGTCAGGCTTCAGGTGCTGTCACTAAGATGAACATGATCAACGAGATTGGTCGTAGGGTCATGCAAGGTGGCAGCCGACGGTCAGCTATTTATGCATCACTGAACTGGAAACATGGGGACGTAGACGATTTCCTAAAAGCTAAGGACTGGCAATCCATGCCTGTCGGTAAGACTGGTCAGACCTTGTGGGATATCAAACAGGACGACTTCAACTTCCCTGCACCTTTAGACATGACAAACATCAGCGTTAATTACGACACTGAATGGCTCATGAACTACTGGAAGACAGGTGATGTTGGAGAAGTATTCAAACAGAATGTCGAACAAGCCCTGCGTTCAGCAGAGCCAGGTTTCAGCTTTAACTTCTTCGATAGAGAGAATGAAACACTGCGTAATGCTTGCACAGAGGTAACCAGTGAGGACGACTCTGATGTCTGTAACTTAGGTAGCATCAACTTAGGTCGAGTCGATGATATATCCGAGTTCAAGGATATTGTAGACCTTGCAACCAAGTTCCTTATCTGTGGGACATTCAAAGCCCAACTGCCATACCGTGGTGTCTATGAGACCCGTGAGAAGAACCGTCGCCTCGGTCTCGGACTAATGGGTATGCATGAATGGCTTATCAAAAAGGGATACCGTTATGAAGTCACTCCCGAGCTACATCAATGGCTGGCAATCTATAAAAGACAGTCTGATCTTACTAGCCGTCGGTTTGCTGATTATCATAATGTCACCCGTCCTGTTGCTAATAGGGCTATTGCGCCTACGGGTAGTATTGGCATTCTTGCTGGTACTAGCACTGGCGTTGAACCTATTTTTGCTGTCGCATACAAACGTCGATATCTCAAAGGTGGTAACAGATGGCATTATCAATATGTCGTCGATAGTGCTGCCCAAGAGCTGATTGATATGTATGGGGCAGACCCAGACAATATTGAGTCTGCACTTGATCTGGCTGCTGATTATGAGCGTCGGATGAAGTTCCAAGCTGATGTCCAAGACTATGTGGATATGTCTATCTCCTCAACAATCAACCTCCCATCGTGGGGTTCTAAGTTAAACAATGAGGACACTGTAGATGATTTCGCTAACACATTGGCATCCTATGCCCACAGGCTTCGTGGATTCACCGTCTACCCAGATGGTTCACGGGGTGGGCAACCACTGGTATCTGTCCCTTACTCTGAAGCAGTTAGTAAGCTGGGTGAAGAGTTTGAGGAAAGCATCGAAACCCATGATATCTGCGACATAAGCGGTACTGGGGGTTCATGCGGTGTCTAGGCTACCTGTAATAGATGAAGCTTTACTCGATTATCTCGAGCGAATGTTTCCAGATCGTTGCCCAAATCTAGAAGATGATGAAAACACAGTCTGGTTTAAGGCTGGGGCTGCTTCGGTAGCCCGTCATCTTCGGGCGATATATGAACAACAAAACGAAAACATTTTGGAGAATATGTGATGTGTATGTCATCGAGCAAACCAGCTCCTCCACCACCGCCACCTCCTCCACCACCTCCTCCTCCAGTATTGGAGCAGGGCGCACCTACAGAGGCAGTTACTGCTGATGAAGAACGGGCAAAGCGCAACAAGAGTGGTAAGAAAGGTGGCACTAAGCCATACCGTAGCTCTGGCCTGTCAATCACTGGCGGTAGTAGCGGTAGCTCAACAGGTGGCGTAGGAGTCTAAATTATGCACAACGGTAAGACCTGTGCAGGACGGTATGAGCAGCTTGCCGTTGAGCGTGAAATGTTTCTGAACCGAGCTAGAGATTGCTCAGAGGTTACTATTCCAACTTTAGTACCTCCGAGTGGTCATAGCTCGGCTACAGAATACAGAACGCCTTATCAAGGTATTGGGGCTAGGGGTGTAAATAACCTAGCCTCAAAACTACTGCTCTCCCTCCTGCCCCCAAATTCCCCCTTCTTTCGTCTCCAAGTAGACGACCAGACTTTAGTAGAACTCACAGGGCAAGATAATGCCCGAGCCAAAGTTGAAGAAGCTCTTAACCAGATTGAACGGTCAGTAATGACTGAGATTGAAACATCTGGCTTACGCTCTCCTATCTTTGAAGCACTCAAGCATCTTATCGTTGCTGGTAATGTTCTCGTATATCTTCCCAAGTCTGGAGGCATCCGTGTATTTCGACTAGATAGTTATGTCGTGAAGCGTGATCCCTACGGTAATGTCCTAGAAGTCATTACAAAGGAAGAAATCTCCCCTGCTGTATTAGAAGAAAAAGAACTAGAGCTGTTAGGCAGTGACCTAAACAGTGACGTTAAAGAAAGCTACAACGATAAAGTAGCTCTTTATACCCACTTGTACCTCGACGGTAACAAATGGCGTATGTACCAAGAACTCAAAGGTAAGGTAGTTCCAGGTTCTGCTGGTAACTGGCCTATCGATAAGTCCCCTATGATGCCTTTGCGCTGGACTAGGATCGACGGTGAGGACTATGGACGTTCATATGTAGATGAGTACCTCGGAGACCTTATCAGCCTTGAGGGACTGTCTAAGGCGATTGTAGAGGCATCTGCGGCATCAGCTAAGGTGCTGTTCATGGTCAACCCTAACGGTACTACTCGGATGCGAGACATCGCTCAGGCCGAGAACTGCGCTATCGTGGCTGGTAATGCTAATGAGGTGTCTGTCCTACAGACCCAGAAGTATGCCGACATGAGGGTAGCCTATGACACTGTGCGTTCCATCACTGAGCGTTTGTCATATGCTTTCCTAATGAATAGTGCTGTACAGCGTTCTGGTGAACGTGTGACTGCCGAAGAAGTACGCTTCATGGCAAAGGAACTGGAAGATGCCCTCGGGGGTGTCTACTCTATTTTATCGCAAGAGTTCCAGCTCCCGTTGGTCAACCGTCTTATGGATCGGATGACAAAGGCCAAGCGGTTACCTGAGTTACCAAAGGGTATTGTACGTCCAGCTATTGTTACTGGTCTAGAAGCTCTGGGTCGTGGTCATGACCTCAACAAGTACAACGCATTTTTACAGGCACTACAGCCCATTGGAGCTGAAGCTGTTGCACAGTACATGAATGTTGGGGACTACATCACCCGTATTGGTACAGCTTTGGGCATTGATATGGATGGTCTGGTGAAGACAGAACAAGACATCATGGCAGAGCAACAGGCACAAGCCGAAGCTCAACAGCAGATGATGATGAACGAAACAATGGGTCGTATGGCTGAGAAAGCCACCCCACAAGCTATGGAAATGGCACAACAAGGATTAAGTGATGGCAACGGAAACGGTTAATATTAACCCCGAAGAAAACAATCCATCGCTGGAAGAACAGGCTGCGCTTCAAGACGAGGCGCAGTCACCTTCTTCTGGTGAAGAGAAAATTGCAGGAAAATTTGATTCATACGAGGAACTAGAAAAAGCCTATGCTGAGTTACAATCCAACTTTACGAAATCACGCCAATCGCCTGAGAGCGAGGATGTTTCGGATAGTAATGAAGAGGCATCTGAAGAGGTCGCTCGTGAAGCTGTGGAACAAGCTGGTCTAGATTTTGAATCTCTTAGTCAAGAGTTTTGGAATAACGACGGGCTAACAGATGAGTCCTATGACCAGCTAGAGAAAGCTGGCATCCCCCGTGAACTAGTTAATAGTTACATCGAGGGACAAGAGGCTCTGCTATCCACAACTACAAATCAAGTTTTTGACTCTGTTGGCGGTCAGGATAGTTATGAGTCTATGACTGAATGGGCTGGAGATAATCTGTCAGATGGTCAGATTGATGCCTTTAACAGAGCAGTGAATAGCGGTGACATGGAAGAGACCATGTTTGCCGTTCAGGGTCTCAAATCTATGTATGACGCTCAGAGAGGTACTGAACCAGCACGACAACTAGCTGGTCAGGCACGGGCTTCTACTGACGCATACCAGAGCCTTGCTCAGATGAAAGCTGACATGGCAGACCCACGTTACCAATCTGACTCAGCATTCCGTGAAGCTGTAGCTCAGAAGCTGGGACGATCAAACATTATGTAAAGGAAGTTAGAATGGATCGGGATTACAAAGCAGAATATGCAGACTACCATTCAAAGCCCGACCAAAAGAAGCGTAGGGCTGGTCGAAATGCCGCCCGTCGGCTCATGATTAAGAAGGGACTTGCCCGTAAAGGTGATGGCAGAGATGTCCACCACAAGGACAGGAACACTCTTAATAATAATTCTAATAACCTTGCAGTTATGTCTCGGAAACAAAACCGAGGCATGAAAACCTAAAGAAGACAGACCAACTGTACTTTCTGGCTCTCTGCGGAGAACAACCTCAAAGGAAAGGTGGCGAGTAGACTTAGGACACTCCCTATAACTATGACTCGTACTTGGAGGTACAATTATGTCTAACGCAACTCCGTCCCGTATCGGCTCGATTAATGCTGGTTCAGATAAGGACGCACTCTTTCTCAAAGTCTTTTCAGGTGAAGTCCTGACTGCCTTTGAGCAACAAACAGTAATGATGGACAAACATCAGGTTCGTACCATCTCAAACGGTAAATCAGCTCAGTTCCCTGTAATGGGTCGTACTTCAGCCGCTTACCACACCCCTGGCAACGAAATCACTGGTGATGCGATTAACCACAACGAAAAGGTTATCACCATCAACGACCTGTTGCTGGCTTCAAGCTTCATCGCAAACCTTGACGAAGCTAAGTCTCACTATGATGTACGCTCAGTGTACTCTCGTGAGATGGGTATTGCACTTGCTAACCAGATGGATAAGCACATCCTGCAAACTGGTATTCAGGCTGCACAGGCAACGACTGCCACAATCACTGGCGAAACTGACATGGTCGGTAAAATCCTTACTGACGCTGATGGTGACACCAACGCTGACTCACTGATTGAGTCAATCTTCGACGCTGCCCAGAATCTGGACGAAAAGAACGTACCAGAAGAAGGCCGTTATGTAATCGTTAAGCCTGAGCAGTATTATCTGCTGGCTAACAGCTCGAAGGCAATCAATGTTGACTTCGGCAACGCTGGTAACGGTTCGACTGCATCAGGTCGTATCATGCGAGTAGCTGGTATGGACGTAATCAAGTCCAACAACTTGCCTACTACCAACATCACAACTGGTGTTGAAGCTGGTACATCTACCCGTCATGCAGTAGACGCTCGTAACACTGTCGCTCTGGTAATGCACGGCTCGGCTGTGGGTACTGTGAAGCTGATGGACTTGGCAACAGAGTCTGACTACGACATCCGTCGTCAGGGTACTCTGATGGTTGCTAAGTATGCTGTCGGTCACGGCATCCTGCGTAACGAAGCTGCTGTACAAATCCGTACTGCGACTCCGTAACCATTAGGTTAAGCTGGGGGACACCTTCGGGTGTCTCCCTTTTTTATATGAGGGTAATATGGCACTTGTCCCAACAACTAAACTAGAGGCTGTGAACGCCTGTCTATCTAATATAGGCGAAGCTCCAGTAGCATCTCTAACAGGACTTCAGGTTGACGCTCAGGTTGCCTCCTCGATTATCGATGAGGTGTCCCGTGAGGTACAAGCCCACGGCTGGCACTGGAACTCTGAAGTTCACACACTAAAACCAGATATCAATAGTGAGATCAAGCTCCCAGCTAACACACTCAGGGTTGATAGCGTACAAGACGATATCGCTACTGATGTAATCCAGCGTGGTATGAAGCTGTATGATCGCAAAGAAAACCAATATACATTTACAAAAGCACTAAAGCTGGCTCTGACTGTAGGGCTGGACTTTGACGATATCCCTGAAGCTGCCCGTAGATATATTACTGTACGCTCCATTCGTCTGTTTCAAGAACGTGTGCTTGGCTCTGATTCACTGTCTAAGTTTAACAGGGCAGATGAACAGCAAGCTTGGGCACTACTGCAACACGAGGAAGCAGAGACAGGTGATTACAATGTAATTACGGATAGCTACTCCACATATTCCACAGTGGGCAGATATGCTCCCGTCAGGAGGACTTACTAATGGCTCTCGTTGCTGGCGTTATGCCAAATATGTTCAATGGTGTCAGCCAGCAGCCCCCAGCACTCCGATTGCAAAACGCTTGTACTGAAATGGAGAACGGCTGGGCTTCACTAGTTGCTGGCCTACAAAAACGACCAGGTTCTGAGGTTGTTGCCCGTCTGGGTAATAACGTATCAGGAAATGTAAAGGGTCACTTCTTTCAGCGTTTTGACGCTAAGAAGTTTTTCATTACTGTTCAGGATAACGATATTAAGGTTTTTGATGAGACTGGTAACTCTAAGACAGTCAATGGTACACTCTCAGGGTCTTACCTAGATTTTGACAGTAACCCTCGTGAGAACTGTAAGATGATTACGGTGGGTGACACTACATTCATGCTCAATAAGACTGTAAATGCTGCGGCTACAACAATAGCTGAAGCAAGCATTTCTCCTACCCGACTAGACCCTACAAGATACTGGTCAATCTTTATTAAAGGCTCTCTGAGTAACTCTAACTACGCTATCTATGTAAATAATGTCCTAAAGGCTAACTTTACCACAGGGGCTAACACAGAGGCTTCTAATGCTGTTGAGCGTACAGAAGAGATTGCACAGGAGCTGGTAAATGATTTATCTGCGGCTGGTTACACTGTAGCTAGATATAACTCTACGATATCGCTGTACTTAGGTGCATCTGATGTTGTAACGATTGATGAAGGTAATGGTGGTAACGCCATGACAGCCTTCAAAGATGAACTAACAAACTTCGAAGACCTTCCTGCACAAGACAAGGATGGTCGTCTGGTTCGTATCATTGGTGAGCCAGGATTTGATGGTGATGACTATTATGTTGTCTACCAAGATGGCCTATGGGTAGAAACACATGGCTACGGGAAGAAGCGACAGCTCACCCCCTCAACCCTACCTCACACACTATCTTATGATGCATCGACAGACTCGTTCACATTTGATGAACATACATGGGCTAAGATGCTAGTAGGTGATGATACTACCAATGCCGACCCTACATTTGTAGGTAAGCCAATTAACGATATCTTTATTCATCAAGGACGCATGGGCTTTCTCGCTGATGAGAACGTCATCCTGTCAGAAGCCGATTACTTCGAGAACTTCTACAGGACAACTGTAGCCCAGCTTGTAGATTCTGATCCAATCGATATCGCTGCTGTAACTGGTCAAGTTACACTCCTCAACTTTGCTGTCCCGTTTAACAAGAAACTGCTCGTCTTCTCAGACAGAACGCAATACATTCTTGAAACGCTGGACTTACTCTCCCCAAAAACTGCACAACTGAACTTTGCTTCAGCTTTTAACTGCTCCAAGACACAGACCCCTGTACAGGTAGGTGCTTACATTTACTTTGCCGATGACACAGGGACTAACTCTAAGCTCATGGAGTATTTCGTCGATAACGACTTGAACACAGAGAACGCTGATGAGGTATCAGCACAGATACCAGAATATATCAAAGCCCCTGTGCAATACGTTGCAGGGTCTAGTCGTCTATCTAGTGTCTTTCTACTAGGTAACGACCCTAACGAAATCTACTGCTATAAATACTTTCAAGGTACTCAGGGCAAAGTCCAATCATCTTGGGGTAAGTGGATATTCGAAGGTGATATAAAATACTTTACGCTAGTAGATAACGATATGTTCCTGCTGGTAGACTATGATAGTGACGGGCTATATATGGAAAAGATAAACATCGAGGAAGACTCGGTGCGTACAAATACAGACTTTCCTATCCACCTAGACCACAGCTTCAAGTTCTCTGACACTACACGGGCATACAGTGCCTCTACAGGGCTAACTACCTTTACACTACCCCATCCTACCCCAGCCAACGCTGTGTTCGTCCAGAGTGCTGCTGATGCCCCTAGAGGGTTTATTATTAGTACTACTAGAACCAACAGCACAACATTTACTGCTGTGGGTGATTATAGTGGTTCAGACTATGATGATGCTGTTATCGGAAGAAACTTTACTTTCCGCTATGAGTACTCCCCATTCTTCTTAAAGGAAGACAAGGGTCAGGGTCAGGTGTCCATTCAAGATGGTAGGTTGTCTGTAAGGTATGTTTCAGTACAGTACGAAGACACCGCCCAGTTTACTGCCAAAGTAACTAACCGTGGTCGCACACCATACGAATATACTTTCTCAGGTCGTAACCTCGGGTCTAGTAACAACGTCATTGGTGGACTATCGCTGGACGATGGCGAGTTTAAGTTTCCTGTAATGGGTGAGAACATTTACACAAAGGTAGAACTACTGAACGACACTCCGTTCCATTGTACGTTTACTGGTACAGAATGGAATGCTCAGTGGACACCTAAAGCCGTAAGAAGGGTATAAATGCTACATACTGAAGTAACTGAGGCTTGGCACATCTCGTCGCTGGCCTCACGGCTTCGGCATGAAGACAAGCAAGAAATCAAAGCCTCCTCCGATCTGGAAGCCCTCGAGGGTCTCTCTAGGTCGGTGGAGTACTCCCCAATATGCTATACGATTATGGAGGGCGATCTACCAGTCGCCATCTACGGTACAGCCCCAGACGATGCTAACTCAGCTCTTGTCTGGATGCTTGCCAGTGATGACCTGAAGCGTCACTCCAGACAGTTCCTGCGAGAGAGCAAGAACTACATTAAACAACTCCACGAGGAATCTAAAGCAGACCTTCTGTGGAACTTAACAGATAAAAGAAACACAGTTCACCATAGGTGGCTGAAGTGGTGTGGGTTCTCATTCATCCGAGAGGTGAACTGGGGCGCACATAATTTGCCGTTTTACGAATTTGGAAGGTTTGAAAATGTGTGACGTTACAGCAGCCGTCCAAGGTGGTCAGGCGGTGATGAAGTATCAGGCAGAGCGTGAGAAAGTTGACGCTGCCAATGCTGCCGCCAATGCCAGTATAACAAGTGGACGCAAAGATTATAATTACCAAACAGGTGCTGCCCAACAAGACTTCCAACTCGAAGCTCGGGCGCAGAACCAAAATGAATTTGATACAATCCTAGCAAACAGAGCCGCACGGTCTACCGCCATTGCCTCTGCCGCATCTCAAGGTGTCTCAGGTAAATCTGTAGATGCCACCATCAACGCTATTATTCAGCAGGGTGCGAGAAACACAACAAGAGTTAAAGACCAAGAGATTGTTCTGGAGAGAGCATACGAGGCATCAGCCAGAGGTATGCAGAAGAACCTAGAACAGGTCATTGCAAACAACCCTCTACAGTCATCCCCAAGCCCACTTGGAGCAGTACTTGGTATTGCTGGGGCTACTAGTGGGGCGAATGACAGACAGATAGCTGCTGGAGGTAAAGGCTTCTTGCCTTCATTCTAATAAGGAAAAAAAGATATGGCACGGACTACAGTTGATTTAACACCTGTGTCTCCCACTGCGAGGGGAATAGGACGACAGGGGTCAGGTGCAGTACAGTATCGAGCTAACCCAAACGCTGGAAGTTCTGCGGAGCTTTTGGCAAATAGCTTGAATGTTGTATTGGACGCATCTCAACGGAATGACCAAAGAAAAATAGATGAGGCAAACAAGAAGTTTGAACTAGAGTTTGACAGCTATGTATCTAAGGCACTGCAAGGTGACAATACTACAGGCATCCAAGAGCTAGACACACTATACCCCGACATGAGCATGACAAGGAAGCTCATGATCCTCAAGGCGGCTGGTAAGGCCACTATGGAACGGGATGAGAACTTTCAGAGCTTAGTAGCATCTATTGGTGCGCCTAGTACTAATGAGTTTGGTAGCACTACAGGATTTGCTAATACCCTAGATGGTATCAATCAAGGCTATGCATCAGCAGAACAGTACATCCGTGAAATCTATGGTGAATCTAACGGTGCTTATGTATCAGGGATGCTTGGCTACCTAGATGGTCAGCGTTCAGCTCAGGTACAGCAATATGTTGCTGGTAAACGGGCAGATGAGCTAAAAGCAACTCAGGATGAGTTTCAAACTACTGATGTGTCTCTTGCGGCATCTGGTGATTGGGATGCCCTAGAGAGACAAGATAAGATTTGGGTTTCTGCTGGTAAGAATGATTTCATTCAAGGTGGGACAAGAAATGCCTACATCTTACAAGCAGCTACTGACCAAGCAGTTCTATCAAGAAATATTGAGATTATCCGAAACACACCTGAGAAATACAAGGGTGCAATGAAGGATAAACCAGAACTCTGGAACTCTTATATGGCTGACGTTGAGCGTCGTATTGCCGATGCAAACGCTGCTGACGTGCAGAACCGTATCAATGCACGGAGTGATGAAATATCAGCCCGTAAGCAAGATATACGTCAAAAGATGTTAGACCCTTCCTATAAACCTAGTGACGAAGAACGTCGGTTTATCGAAATACACTCAGACCTTTCAGGGTCATTCCAACGCCTAAAAGATAATTTAGGTATCGACAAAAATGACTCTAAGATTAACGCACAGTCTTTGTTAGTGACTATGGACAATGCTGGGTCACAGGACGACTTGGACGCTCTTGGTCTAACTTTAGAAGTTATCAATGATGCAGAACAACTGGAACTTTGGGCAAGAACGCAAGAAGGCATTCGCCCCGAAGACACTCCTGCCTTAATCGCAAAAGCAACCACGGCTGGTCGTGTTACCAATGTAAAGAGTTCTCCAGAATACACATCGTTTACACAGAGTATTGAAGGTATCCTTTCTCCACTCAAGAGAACAAACTTTAATACTGGGGACACCCTAGCTGTAGGTAATAATGACACAATCGCTTATTCAACAGCCAAAGAGTTTGCTGAGAAAGAGTATCAGGAGCTTCTAGAGATTACCATCGAGGAGAATGATGGTCGTCAGCCTACCAAACGTCAACTACGGGAAATCCGTGAGAGTGTTGTAGGTGCTGTAGAGCAGTACAAACAAAGTATTGATAAAGTCGCTAAAGACCCTACTGCTTCAAGTATGGCTATCCAACTAGGTCAACAAACCATCGATGCACTCGCTGTTCGTATCAACGGTGTAAATTACAGGACTGTTGGTCGTGAGGAAGCAGCCGAAGCTCAACGTCAAGGTAAAACTGTACGTCGAGCCAGTGCTGACCAAAACAATCCAGCCTTTAATAGGTTTATTATTCAGGAGTAAAACATGGCAGATATTCGTAGCCTGAACGACCTTCCTGTCTGGAATCCAGATGAGGATGAAGAACAACAGGAAACACAAACTGCTACTCCAGAGCCTCAAGACTTAACAATCGAGGAGTCTGGCGTACAGAACCTCGAAGAACTTCCTGAATGGGATGGCACTATTACTGAAATAGACATCACAGCTAATCAGGAAGAGCAACCTTTCTCAACTCGGTTCGAAGAAACCGAAGATGGAAGTACTGCGAAAACTTTTCTTCAAGATGAAGACTTTCTTATTGCCGCCCGTAATGTCTACAAGTTTAATAATAATCAAGAAGACTTTGAGGGTTCTGATGAAGAACTAATAGACTATGCTTTGGATACTATGGGTTGGTTTAATTACAACCTCCCAAAGATGACTGTGGATACCGCAATTATCACCCGTGCTGATGAAACATCAAAAGCATCTTTCCTATATCTTATGGAAGCCTATGACGACCTTAATATGTCATGGGATGGTGTATGGCGTTTTGTTAAGGGTACAGGGACAGACCCCACAACATGGGCTGGCCTTGCATCGTTTGGTCTAGCTACAGCCGCCAGCCAAGCTGGTAAACAAGCTACCAAGATAGGTGTTAAAGAACTTCTCAAAGGAGGTCTTCGTAACACTGCTATTGCCGCTACAGAAGGTGCTATCTACTCTTACGCTGATAATATCAATAGACAAGAGATCGAGACATCTGTAACGGGTGAAGATATTGACTACGGAGAAGCGGCTAAAGCCTCTCTGTATGGCGGTGCTATTGCTGGTACTATGGGTTTTGCCCTTACACCTGGTATTAACTTCATTCAAAGAAAAGTGGGTGCTAATAAACCTACACCAAAAACAAAAGCCACTGCAAAAGATGCAGAGAAGACAATCACTCCAGAAGACCTTGTGAAGGCCAATGACGACCTTCTGAACAAGGCTAAGGCTGAGGGTACATCTACTCCTGCATCAGCTACCGTTACAGCTCTAGACCGTATCCAGTCAGCTTTGAAAACTATTACAGCTAAGGGATACGTTGGGGTTGATAAAAAAGGCGTACAGAACCGTAAGGCCGTCAAAGAGGCCACTGAAATCTTAACTCAGATTGTGGCTGATGTTGTTCCTACTGACACTGACAGTGTTATTGTGGCTATGGGTAAACTGTTCAATCAAATTACTCCAGCAGAGAAAAATGCTCTAGGTGTATCCATTCAAAATAACGTAGGACAGCTAAAGCAAAAGATACGGGACATCAATAAGACGCTAGATGGCGAGATGGATGATGTCACCCGTCAAAGCTTAATTGAACAGGCTGATGAGATTGAAGAGCTAACTGTTAAGCTTGAAACTCTAGACTCTATGTTTAGAACAGATAATGCTAGAGGATTTGGTCTCCGTCAAGATTATCTAAATACAGGCAAGCTTCTGGACGTAACCCCTGCATCCATCAAAAGAGACAAGAATGTAACCGATGAAGAAGCACGAAGGATTTTCAACGAACTAGTTGATAAGCAAGAAAATGCCCTTCGACGGGATAACGAAATCAAAAACATAACAGGTCAAATCAACACGGCAATCAAGCGTGGTAGTACGGGTAAAGCATTCGAGCTTATTAAAAAGCGCAGACAGATGCTCCAAGATAAAGCATATGAAAATGCTAACTCTAAAGCTTACTACAGATTTAATAGACTTGTAGAAGGTGTAAACGAATACGTTATTGGTACGGTGTTTACCACCTCCACTCTTGTATTTAACACCGTCCCTTCCCTCGCTAAGACAATATATAAGCCTTTTATCAACTTTGCCGTTGAGGGTGAATATGGTCGTGTAGGGTTTGGTAAACTCTTTGCCACCTATAACGCCATGGGTAAGGTAACTGGAGGTGCGCTTAGAGCAGCCCTGACCGCCTATCGTTATGAACGGTCTATGCTTACTGGTGACTACAGTAAGTTTATTGAAAACCACAACGTCTTGCCAAAGAAGATTAAGGATAAAATACCTGTAGGGTCATTCATCCGATTCTTCCCCAACGCCCTAAACTTTACTGACGAGTTTTTCGCTCAGGTAACTTATAGGGGCTATATTGAAGGACAGACGGTTGCTAATGCGCTAGTAGATAACCAGAAAAGAGTTAAGCCTCTCAAAGGTGAAGCCTTAAAGAAATACATTCAGAAAAAAGTGGATGAGCAAGTAACTAATGCTTACGAAGCTATCGATGAGGTTGAGGTAAAACAAACCTTACTAGAACAGGCTCTGTCTCGAGGCATGAACGCTAAACAAGCCAGAGCTTTTGTAAAGGATGAGCTAAAGAAGAACCGAGACCTCTTTAAGACAAGCAAGAACAAAGAAGGAAGGGATTACACCGAAGACCTTTTGTTTAAGCGAAGGTTCTCTGAAGAAGGCAACATATCTAAAGGCGCAGCCACATACGAGCAGATAGTTAAAAATAACCCTCTAATGCGTATTATGGGTCAGCTCTTCTTTCGTACACCAGTTCGTGTATTTGAAGAAGGTATTAGACTAACCCCAGGGTTTCAGCTCATTGCCCCACGGTACATCGATGACCTCCGAGGGAAAAATGGCACAGCTCGTCAAGTACGGGCGCAGGGTGAAGCTCTGATGTCTTATGCCATTGCTGGCTGGGTTATGACTCAATACTCTCAAGGTAAAATCACAGGTTCTGCAAATTCTGACTACAGAAAGCGTAAATCCCGTGAGGATGGCGATAGAGCTGAACCCTATAGCATCACACTTGATGATGGGGATACATTCAACTTTAACCGCTTTGACCCTTTATCCACTCCACTAAAAATCCTAGTCAACGCTATGGAGAGCTATGAGATGCTCGAGTATCGTCGTCGTCAGGGTGAGTATGTGGATAATGACTTCAAGTTCGCTACTGACTCTGCCTACGTTGCTTTAGGGTCTCTCTTCAATGCTATTAAAGATGCGAGTCTTATGGAAGGTCTGGATCAGGTTATCAACTTGGGAACAGACGTACTGAGCAATGAAGATACTTACCTTCAGAACATAATTAAGTTCTTAGGGCAAAAGACACAGCTTGCCATGCCCAACATGATATACAAGGTAAAGAATGCTTTCTTAGAGGATGAGCCAACACTCAAAAACCCTAAGACATACTTACAGTACCTTGAGGCACGGGCTGGTCTTGGATTAGTGCCTGTAGCGGATCAGTATGACCCTCTAGGTAATCCCCGTCCAATTAAAAACCCAATGTCTGCACTTACAGGGGTTACCCTTACAAGTAAGGAACAACGGGGAGGTGGTAAGTCTGAAAGAGACTTATTTGTGCTTCGTGAGCTTGAGCTTATGGGTATAGCTACAGACTCATACATTACCATTCCATCTAAATTGCCAAAATACTTTGGTCAGATAGACATGGCAAAAGAGTATGTAGTTGTTAAGCGTCAGGATGGTTCTACAGAAACAATGACGATGTACGATAGGTATGTCGAACTTTACAGGAACGCTGGTGGAGGCTTGGTAAACAAGCTTTATCCAATCCTAGCAAACCGAAACAATCGTGGTTTTGGAACAGCAAACACTGATGGTTACATCACCAGCGAGGTGAGAAAAATCATTAAAGAACAGCGAGAGATTGCTGCTGAAGCTCTAATGAGAGACCCAACTGTTGAATATACAGAAGAAGTAAACTGGTTAGAGCAGTTTAGAGACCGTCAAGAGAGAACTGGTAAAAACAAAGCTGGCCTAAACGACGATAATATATTCCCTAACGTAAGAGACTAAGGAAAAACATAATGGCAAACTCCATCTATGAATCCACAGGTGATGGAAGCACCACGGACTTTACTATTCCGTTTAGCTATCTAGAGGAAGACGATATCACTGCTTTCGTAGATGGTGTTTCCACTTCATTTACCTTCACTTCTGACAACATTGTCAGCTTTACGACAGCCCCAGCTAACAACTCGGCTGTCCGTATTGTCCGTAACACTGACTTGGACAGTCTTAACACTACCTACTCAGATGGTGGTGCTTTGACTGCCAAGCAGTTGAACGACTCTAACACACAGCTTCTGTACGGTGTGCAGGAAGCTATCGACACAGCTAACGAAGCTTTGTCTCTTGATGATGACGGTAAGTTTGATGCTGAGGTATCTGGTACTAACCGTGTTATTAAGAATGTCACTGACCCTACAAATGCACAGGATGTTGCCACAAAGAACTATGTGGACACAGCATCTACTTCTCAGGTAAACCAAGCGACCCAACAGGCCACTAATGCCGCCAACTCAGCTACAGCTTCTGCCAACAGTGCTACAGCTAGTGCTAACTCAGCATCAGCGGCTTCTACATCAGAAACAAATGCCGCGACATCGGCTTCTACAGCCACCACTCAGGCCACTAATAGTTCCAACTCTGCGACAGCTAGTGCAACTTCAGCCACCTCCAGTGCAACCTCAGCGACAGCTAGTGCGAACTCTGCAACCGCAGCGTCCTCTAGTGCTACAGATGCTCAGGGAAGCGAGGATGAAGCTGAAGAATGGGCTACTAAAACCAACGGTATTGTAGCAAGTACAGGCTACTCATCTAAAGCATGGGCTACAGGTGGTCAAGGTGTTACCGATACTGCTGGGTCTGGTGCTGCTCAGGAATGGGCAACTAAAGCGTCCAACTCTACAGTCGATGGTACTGAGTTATCTGCCAAAGCCTATGCTGTAGGTGATATGAACAGAGGCTCTGCTGGCTCTCACTCGGCTAAAGATTGGGCAAGCTATGTATCTGGTCTTAACACAGTAGATGGGACGTACAAGTCAGCACGAGCTTACGCAATTGATGCCGCTAATTCAGTGGCAGACTTTAACCAAGTTTACTACGGAACATACGCAAACGATACGGACGCTGAGACAGCCCACACAAATGCTGGAAACACTGTAGCCGCTGGGGACTTGTATTTCTCAAGCTCTACAAGTGCAGTCCGATACTACGATGGAACTAACTGGACAGACATAGCGGCTGTCAATACCTCAAACTTTGCTACGGCTGGCTTTAGTATAGCCATGTCAATCGCTCTATAAGGATAAAAAATGGCACAGAATTTTAGACGTTATAGCCTCAACTCTGTCGGCACAACAGCCGCAGATATTCCTGATGGGGCAAACTTTGACTCATACGATACCATCGTAGGTATCCACATGACTAACATTACAAGCAACGCTATCAATGTAGACTGCTACATCAACGATGGCACTAACGACATCTATCTAATCAAGGGTGCGCCTATCGCTGCTGGCGGTGCGCTACAAGTCCTTGATGGTGGTGCAAAAGTAGTCGTCCAATCAGGTGACCGCCTTTGGATTAAATCAGATACAGCAAGTTCACTGGACTGCTGGGTATCAGCCGTTGATGCAATTAGCACATAAGGAGTAGACTATGGGATATGTAGGTAATCAAACTACAAACTCCTATACCAGTATGGACAAGCAGACCATCACTGGTAATGGGGGTACATCGTACACTCTTGACCATGCAGTAGCCAACGTAAACGAGATTGAAGTATTCGTTAATAACGTCCGTCAAGAGCCTTCAGTGGCTTACACGGTAGCTGGTACAGCTTTGACCATGACAGGCAATGTAGCAAGCTCTGATGACTTCTATGTGGTGTTTCAAGGTAAGGCATTGCAGACTGTAGTGCCGCCTGATGGTTCTGTTACTAGCGCAAAGCTAGCTAGTGGTGCGGCGGCATCTAACTTAGGAACTTCTGTTAATCTAGCCACCATTAAAGATAGCACTGGTACTAACACTGCTATGACCGTTGCATCTAATGGTGTTGTTAAACAAAACCAACTTCCGTTTTTCCATGCTCACGATGTTACTAATAGCACTGCTGCAAGCGGTTATAAAACAATAGATTGGGCTAACAGAGATGTTACAGATAAAATAAATTGGGATGCAACTAATTATCGTATTACACCTACTGTTGCTGGGTATTATCAAATAAGTTTTAATTATGGACATCTTAACGGTAATCACGATGGCACAACTATAAGGATAAGCCATAGTGTTTATGGGCAAGTTGGCATTTGCAATGCTGATAGATCTCACTCGTTAAATGTTTCTGTAGTTACCTATTTTGATGGAGTTGATGACTATATTACAACAGATGTTTATCACAATAACACTGGTCACGCTGATGACAACACTGACCGTAAAAATAATGTAACAGTATACCTAGTGAGGGCAGACTGACATGGCATTATCAAAAATTCTACCAGCCTCTCAAGAGCAATATGCAGGGGCTAGAAATCTTATCATCAATGGTAACTTTGCTATTGACCAAAGAAACGGCGGCTCAAGTATAACACCTACCAATGGTCAGTTTAGTGCAGACAGATGGAAATGTTCTTTAAGCCAAGCGTCAAAGTTTTCTGCCCAACAAGTTACGGATGCTCCAGTTGGTTTTCAAAACTCGCTAAAAATTACTAGCCTTTCTGCTTACACCCCTGTTTCTTCTGATTACTTTCTTGTTCAGCAACAGCTAGAAGGATATACAGGCGCACATTTACTTTATGGAACGGCTGATGCAAAAACAGCAACTTTGTCTTTTTATGTAAAGTCATCTTTAACAGGGACTTTTGGTGGTGCAATTAGAAATAGTAATGGGTACAACAGAACTTATCCTTTTGAGTACACAATTAACTCTGCAAACACTTGGGAAAGAAAAACCATAACATTTGCTGGCGATACATCTGGCACTTATTTAACGACAAATGGTGCTGCAATTACAACAACCTTTAGTATAGGTGCTGGGGCTGACTTTAAGTCAACAGCAAACGCTTGGGCGGCTAACAATGATATTGCGGGAAGTAACGCAACGGATGTTGTGGCAACCAATAGTGCGACATGGCAAATCACAGGCGTACAGCTTGAGGTAGGCGAACAGGCCACACCGTTCGAGCATCGTAGCTATGGGGATGAGTTGGCTAGGTGTCAGAGGTATTATAATCGTTCTGGGACAAAAAGCATAGAAGGGTATCAGGGGCTTACAGGATATGTTAGGGGCGTAACAGTTCCGTATAGTTTTCCTGTTGAAATGAGAGCAACCCCCACAAGAAGCACTATTACTCAAGGCACTATGCTTAATGTTAGAGGTTCAAGTACTTCGTATGCGGGTATTTTGGCTGTGAATAAATACGGTGGGTCTGCACAAGTAGAAACTAATAACTCTACAGGCAGATTTCAATATGTTGGTTTTGAAGAAGCCTTTGATGCGGAGTTATAAAAATGGATAATATAAACATATCAGCCGCTCAATATAGAACAGCGGAAAATGATTGTATAATTGCTATAATGGACGGGGAAACTTTAACTGTACCCCTCGACCCAGCCAACCGCCACTATGCCGCTATCCTAGAATGGGTAGCTGAAGGCAACACGATAACCCCATCATCATAGGAGAGGCATATGCCTTATATCGGTAAAGCCCCTCTAGCTGGGCAATTTAAAAAGCTAGACGCTATTACTGTGGTCAACAATCAGGCCGCTTATACGATGCAGTATAACAGCATTAACTTCAAACCAGCCACGGCAGAGCAAATCATTGTCTCTGTCAATGGCGTGGTACAAGCCCCTGCTGATGCCTACACTGTATCAGGGTCTACTATTACCTTCTCAGAGAACCTAGTGACTGGTGATGTCATAGACTTCATCGTGGCTCTAGGTGAGGT